TCCCTTGTCAACTATTGCAAATCCGTGATTGTACTTCGAATAAGGGTTATAGTCGGGCGAAAGTTCTGATAAGCAACCAACACCCCAACAAGTGATAAACTTTCCGTTTGCGTCGCGCTCGTTGTGTTCAGCAGTCTGGTGATGATGTCCGCACAAAGAAGAAACCTTCGTCTTCATAAACAACCCACGCGCTACATTAACCGACGGAAGGAATTGCTTTCCAAATTCGTGTCCGTGAAAGATTGAAAGTTTGCCGATGTTTAACTTGCTCTTTCCGTCAATCCATTTCACGTCGTGCTTGTCGCAATGCGTTAACGTTGGAAAATCGAAAGCGTCAATGTCGAATAGTTCGGGTGCTTTGATGCGCATATATCTCCAATAACGTTCTTCGTGGTTTCCTTCTTTGTAATAAATATGAGCGTTTGGAAAGGTGTGTCTTAACGACGCAAGGAATTGACGGATTGAATATAGTTCGTCTTTGAATTTTCTCTTGCGTGGATCTTTAACAAAGTCGCTAATCATATGGCAATCGAGAGCATCACCATTCAAAATGATTGCGTCACACCCCTGTTTCAATCCTTCAGAAATAGCGCATTCTAACGCTTCGTTGTCTTGATAAGGCAAATGAATATCTGAAAGAATGAGAAACTTATTTCCCTTCAATTCAACGTGACGACGTTTCTTTGAATACGACTTCGGTAGTGCGTAAGGGTTGGAAGGTCGTGGTGCTGTGTCTATCAATTCTTTTTGAGTATTAAATTTACGACTTTTCGTCCCCATTTTACCACGAACACGACGAACGAAATCACGCGCGTGTTCTTGAGAATCGAACGCTTCTGGATATTCCGTGAATAGTTTAGATGCTAAAGAATGATGAGGAGCATCGGGGAACTTGCTACAAATCTCCGCTGCTATCTTGCGCGCTTCCGTTTGTTTCGCCATTTGATTTTTGTTTTGTGAATCGTTCTATTACTGTTCCACCAAACAAACCACCTGTGAGCAAAGCGAGTGTGTCAAACATCGCAATAGGACAAACGTAGTATGAAAATGTTGCAACGTAACTTAAAACGATTAAGTTAATTGTAACAAATATAGCAATAATTCGTTTCGAACTAACTTTCGAACAATTACTTAACAAACTTTTCAACCATTCCTTCATATCATTTTCAAAATAAGTTGAACGATTAAACCACCAATGACACCTGCGGTGGCTGCAATACCACTCAAACGAGCAACCTGCAACCTTTGGTTCTGAATATACTTGTCGTGCTTCTGAACCTTGCTAACAAGACCTTCAATTTTCATCTGGTCGTCACCAATCAACACGTTGTAAATACGGTCTATTTTCTTGTCCATTTCTTGGAGCTGCTCGTGTATCAAACCTATTTCTTTTTCTGTGTTCATTTCTTAAAATACAATTCAATTTCTGCTTCACGACGACGAACAAGACCTTTCAAGATAACACCACCACCTTTGTTCCAAAGAAGAAAAGAATCTGCAATGGTTGGGTCGTTAGGATTGATGTTTAACTTCTTAAATACAGACGACTTTTTGAAACCACCTTGACCGATGTTGTACGCAAGTGAAACACACGCGCTGAATTGATTGTCGTTCAAAGGTTGTTTGATGAATGGCGCAATGGTGACAGCGAATTGGTCTATGATAAACTTTGCAAGTTCTTCAGCACGTTGTTGAGTGATTACATCTCCGTCTTTTACTTTTGTGCCATCCTCATAAAAGGTGTTTCCGTAGCCAATTGTCCATACATTTGACGGGCAGCGATATGCCTTCAATCGACAACCTTCGAAACGCTTAATTAGAGCGTACCCTTCCTCGTTAACTTTCATTCGATAGTTTCTTTATTTGTTTTTCTTTCTTCGCGAGATACTTACGAAACTTCTCTTCGTAAATCTTCTGCATCGTTAAGTCTTTTTTCCGTCCCCTTTTTGCCATATTTTTATTTTAACCAACCTAAACCTTGTCTTCTATATTGATACACATACTTGTCGCGTCCGTCGCTAATCTCGAAAGCGTTTGAAGGATAGACATTTGTTTGTGAATATATTTGATCGTTCGTGTTTGTAAGATACTCTGGAAAGTCTGAGCTGTTGTGACACAAATAGTCAACCATTCTTTGCGTGTAGAACATAGCCTTCGAACGTGCTTGGTCGCGGTAGTTCTGTAAGTCGCTTTGTGAAATAGGTTGAGTGTCTTCGCTTGTTCTAATCACAAGACTTCCGTTGTCTGTTTTAACGTACAAATGAGGAAGCATCTCATACAAAGACCACCACATAATCATTCGACGTAAATACTTGTCCAAAAGCGTCTCGTATGCGCCCGTGATATCGTCGTTCACAACGTCTTCTTTTATCTTTTCGTAAAGGTCAGTTCCCAAATATAATTGAGCGTATTCGTCTTGCGCTAAATAGATAGCAGGGTACATCAAAAGAGGGTCAACGCTTCCGTTTATCCAAGTGTATTTTTTGATATAGTTTTCGTCAATGAGTAGAACTTCGGGTGATAGTGCCATAATTTTTATGAGTATTTAAGTGAACCTCTGTTTGGTGTGTCGTTTGGTCTAATTGATTCTACTCCTTTTGGAAATAGTTCGTTTGGTATTTTACCCGAAACAACAGTATCGTTTTTCAATCCATCGTTAGGCAAAAACTTTCCGTCTTTTCTTTTGCGGAAAAATATCTTTCTAAAGAAAGCGTGTCTGCAATATGAACCGCCTTTCCATTCCCAGATGCTATAATTTGAGCTACCACTTGGTGCGAACTCTCCGTTTACACCTGCGTCACCCATAGCAATAATATCTTCGTAACGGAACAACGCGCCCATTTTAGAAAGTGCAACCATTTCTTGACAGAAATCGCGTGTTACCATTTCACCTTCTTTATAAGTTAAATTCTTTGAGTAGTAATAACGAACTTTGTAAAGTCCTGTGTCTAACTCATCTTTTTGATCGGGGTTTGAATAACCTCGAACGCTCATAAATTCCGTGCGATACTTTTCTTCGTCGTGTGGTGCTGTTACTTCTTCGTCAGAAATTAACTCCCATTCTTCTTCGTTGATGTATTCAGCCTTTTCGCGTAAGTGTTTAAGCCACGCTTCACTTTGCTCTTTGGTTATCTTAACAACCGCATCCTTCTTCTCCGCAACTACTTTTTTTTTTAATTCGATTGTTTGCGTTGTTGGTTCAACAACTACAACTTCGTCGAATGGAGAATTCATTTCGATGTTTACTTCACCTAAAATTGGAGTGAAAACTCTTTCAATGATTCTTTGATATGGCTTAATAACTTGGTTGTTGAATATCTCTAAACCAACCAACATTTCGTCTTTGTTACTTCCGAAACCTGTCGTGTCTCAACCATAATCTGCTTCGCTGTTTCTTCGCTTAAGAACTGATATTGCTTGTCAGCATCCGACAAAGGAAACGCTTCAATTGAAGGAGCGCGTGTTGGGTCTTCGTTGAACGTCATCAAGAACTTACCTGCGTTATTCGCACCGCTCAATCTTGTTTCCCATTCGCGACGAATAGCCTCACGTTCTTCTTTCTGAGGTATTCCATTTAAGAAGTTAATGATGAACGAAGGGAATAAACCATTCAAGATATTATTGACGTGGTACAATCCCATTTGATAAGACAACTCGATATAATTCAATGCACCGAAGTAGTCTGGCTTAGGATAGTAAACACTTCCTGCTGACATTCCGTGTGCGTAAATAACTTGTCTTGGTTGTTCTTGTGCAATGGAAGGGTTGAACGCAGGAATGAACTCTGGCTTTCCTTTTTTGCTGCGTGTATTTGCCCAATCTTTTGAATAGAAAATTCCTGTAATATCGTCTTCGTCGCGATCGTAAGCCAAACGACAATTCTCAAAAGGCAAATGATTGATTTGTACTACACGAGTGAAGTCCATAGACCAAATAATCTCAGCGCAAAATGCACCTTGAAGTTTTAAGTCGAATGCAATACCTTGCAAAGCATTGTCGAGAATCGTTCCTGTACCTTGTCCTTCAATCATAAACGCAATTGAGTTTGTCAATGCGTTGTGTATTGGTGAATTGTGGTATAAATTGATTAAGTGCTGAGGGAATAAATTGTTATTTCCGTAATCAATCCAACCGCTTCTGTTTTCTTTTTCAATCGCCTCAACAGGCTCGTATTTTGAAAGTAAAATTTCTTGTATGTTACTCATTTTAATAGCCTGTATAAATTACATCTACTGGAATAGTAGGTGTTGAAACGTCAAAGTAATTTGTTCCGTTGGATAAAATCATTAAACCTTCCTCAACCTTACCAACAACGGAAGCGTCGGTA